TTTGTATTTATCTGACCGCCCATAGCAGAATGATAATGGCAAAAATAATACAAGGTGGGTGCAGATGCGGCCACTGTAATCGCTACTGTTCTGGATGTGGCTGAGTTAAAATTATTGACATAATCTGTTTCTGAAACCGCGACCCCATCTAGCGTATAAACAACGCCAGTAGAATACGTTGTGCCACCCCCATGAGAGCCATTTGATGTTGTGCTGAATTTCATAGGGTGTCCATTGACAGTGCTATGTGAAACGTCAAATGTATATGTTCCGCCTTCTTGTAAATTCAAAGTGACTTGGGATTGATCAAATGTTGCGCTATCCGTTGAATTTCTAAATTGATATCTATTGCCCTGATCTGTTGCCACCACCCTCACTTTATAGGTTTTTGTAGGCGAGTCCCCGCCAGCCTTCCAACACCAACCGACCATAGTGGTAAGGTTTTGATTCGTTCCGCTCTGCCCTCCCGTCCCCATCGCTACAGTAAAGCCATCATTGTCAAAACTTGTTATTGTCTGCTTGTCACTTTCAGCAGATGTAGCATTGCTGAATAGCCTTACCCCAGCACCCCTCACAGCATCATGCCATTCGTGATATTGCAAACCTGCATTTGGGTTTGAAGCGGGGCCACCCCTGCCTTTCGTCCATACCCAATCAGGACGAAATTGTAATCCGTTTATTTCTTGTGAATCACCAGCGGAGGTTCCGTTGCCTGTCCATAGAAGAATATCAAAATGATCATCGGCTTGAGTGTTTTGACTAGGGCCGATTGTGATGTCTAGGTTTGAGTTCGCCATCGCCAAGAAACCAGATGGCGGCGAGTAATAAAAATTACCCACACCATTACCATCTGCGTTGCCTTGTGCGGTTTGATTGCCAGCGAATGTACCATCCTGACCAAAGTTGAATACAGAATTAACGCCTTGACTCTGATACCCCATCCAAGATGGAGAAACGCCAGTGTCAACTGTCCAAGAGGCATCTTCACCAGTTCCAGCGGCTGGATCACCACTGCCATCCCAAGTTCCGTTTTTCCCTACCCATAGCTTTTTGGCGTCAACGTCAAGCGCAAACATAATAATGTCATTGTTTGTCCAAGTTGCAACATTGTTATTGGTAATTGTACCCATATAAGTGCTAGTGCCAGACATAGTCGCTGAACCGCCATTTCTAAGCCAAGCAACGCTATAATAACTACCAGTTGTTGCACTGGTCATAGTCATTCGCTGGTCGGTGATTCCAAGATAGGGATAAGTTAGCGTTGACCCTTCTGCGTGAACTTCCCAATACCATTTACCAGTCGTTGGATACCAAGTAGATGTTACCCCACACAAATCTGCACTGTACGCAGTTGCAATGCTTAAATTGCCTTCTTTAAGTGTTGGGTATGTGCCAGCAGTCAGTGGGTTAAGGGTGCAAAAATTATTAGTCGGGCTATCTGGCACGACATCGCTTGAGACTATACTACTGCCTATAATCTCAAAATTGTTTCCGTTACCAGACTGATCATCACCAATGTTATTCTGGGCTGTAGTTCCTGCGGATGTGGTGGCCGTTCCCGTCCCTTTGAAAGTTAGGTGGAATCCTTCAGCCCCATAAGCACCTGTGTATTTTTTTGGTATCCACACACCCTCAGATGTTTCGCCAAAAGATGTTGGATCTAAGACTACCCCATCAATAAAATTAACTTCAGCAATGTATCCATCAAACTCTTGAAAATGGTCGCCAGCACTATTCAATCCACACCCAACAGAATGTTTTGCGCTTGGTTCATTCCAATAAGCATTCGTGCTAGTTGGGTATGTGGCGGTGGCAAAACTTGTTTCTTGAACACCGTTGACATACAATTTGAAGCGTTCTGTGCTTGTGCTGTTATCAATGTCTAAGGCGACAACTATATGATAATAAGCAGAGGCATCACGAAAAAATCTATTTGTTACGAAATTTATTACGATTGGATTACCAGCAAAAAATGCAAGTTTGTCATTGCTTTCAAAACCAAAATATCCGTAATTTGTGCCTTTGCTCACACCCATAAATCTTGTGTTTGAGCCTAATTTTCCACGCTTGACCCAAAGAGAGATGGTGCAAGTCCCTTCGTCATCTGCGCTTGCAGAATGGGTGTGGACAAGCATTGGGTCATCAGCTTGGTTGACTCGCAAAGACTGGTCAAGGGTGTGACTAAAAAAAGATATTGATGGTAGAAACCAAGAATTACCGAATACGCCAGACATTCTGCCCCCTAACTAAACGCAAGCTGTGGCGTTCCCAAGAGGATTTTATTATCTGTTTGAATAGCATACGGCACTAAATCAACCGCGTTAGCGGCTGACGAAAGCGTTAGGGCGGCATTTGCGGGTGTGATGTAGTCACTAGCGGGGCTAACGCTTCTGCTACCTGAGCCATCTTGTATGAATATTATAAACCCTACCTGACCGCCGTTGTCCGCATCAGTCGTTGGGTTATCAAGGCTTATGCTTGTGGCTCCAAGTGTGAGAATAAAGTTTTGAAACGTATCAAAATCAAGAGTTGTGGCACTGCTTATTGAGGCGGTCTGTGTGTTGCCCTGCATAGCTTTGCTGAATGTTGCGCCACCCGCAAAAGTGACTCCGCCGCCAAATGATGTCGGGCTAGTGATATTGGCTGGCAATGTAACGCTCTGTTGAGCCTTGCTTTGAAACACCACATAAAAATCATCTGTGGATGCGACCGAACCTGTCATGGTCATAGTTGTGCCTGATACCGTGTATGCAACATTCGGCTCTTGGCGCACATTGTTGACAAACACCTCAACCTCATTGGCGTTTGCAACTGCGTGATCAAGGGTAAAGCCTGTGCCACTACCCCCTGTCAAATCTTGGTAAGATACTGCGCTGAATGACCTAGCTAATATGTTACCCAGATATGGCATTAAGTGATCTCCATGTAACTGAAATAAGCGTTGAGAGAATTTGCCGTATCACACTTGATTGCTAATGAGTCACCGCTTTTCATCACAATCTTATTGCCGCCAAAGTATTCCAGAGATGAACCCGCTGGCACTGGGATGTCTTTCATTGTCTCCGTGTTATTGAACGCAAGCGTGACAAGCACCTGTGATGTGCCAACATTAGAGAACAAAAGGCCAATGCCAACAGTCTTTGTTGTAGCGGTTGTCGGGCAGAAATAAAGCGAGTGCAAAGTGTTTGCCGCCATATTCGTGCCATCAAGAATAGCCCTGTCAAAGTTGTTAGCCATGAGCCACCCCCTACGCTACATCGTCAATCAGCGCACATACTATTGCAGTCACACTCGCATCACCCGCTGAATCAATATCAGATGAAACAGCGTGTAGGTTCCCAACCGTTGTGTTTGGGCATCTCAAAGTAAATGTCTGGCTTGGTCCGACAAAAATACCATCCACCAAGTCATTGGCGGCTGTGCCACCATCTAAACACAGCATGATGCCATCTGTCGTACTTTGGTTTTGTATGAATAAAAACTTAACCTTATCAGATGTTGTGATTGCCGCTGGCGCACTACCAGCCGCGACTGCCGTGTAATCTGTGAAACTGCCAGCTATCAAATCACCGCTGGTCGTTGATATTGTGGTGAGTTTGTAATACCACTTATCATTTGCGTCTGCTGGCGCAACGCTCATTGACCCAGTGAAATTCTTTGCAATTTCATCAGGCAACACCGTCACTGTGGTTGAAACGATTGCATCATCTGCCATTTTGCTCTCCTTATCCTAGCGCGATTGCTATGGCTGTTGGGTCTTCTGCACCTGCAACCGCTGTCACAGTCTTACTAGTCTGGTTGAACGTAAACAAATCAATATGCTGACTGTTCGCAGAATCTCTCATTTTCAACTTGTCATCACTTGTATCATAGAACAACTGATTCGCAAAGTTGGTTGATGGGGCGGATGAACCAGAATTTGTAGTAGCAACCGCTGATAGAACATTATTGATATCTGTTCTGGTTGCTGGGAATGTCTGGTTTGCAATGTTGTAATCGTGTTGTGCCATGTTTGCTCCTATGCGGTGATTCTACCGTGACCCTGTGCTACGAAATCAAATGTTCTATCAACCACATTGCCATTTGATTCCTTAAAAGTAATTGTGAACCCAGATGTCGTTTTGTTTGTGATTGTATAAAACTCGCCACTATTCATATTTTGACCCATGATACTTATACCATCAATAGAACCGAAAGCGTTAGTGAATGTTATCACCTTACCTGTTGAGGCAGTACCGCTTGATACGTTACCCTGTGATTCAGTGCGTTTTTTGAGTGATATATTAACGGTCAAAGCAGACACCACAGGCGTATCATCAATATCCGTGGTGTTCATTTTCAGCCTAAACTTGAACCCCCTTGCAGAATAATCCCCCGCAACCACCCGCGAAAATGCGCTAAATGTAGCTGAACCGCTTGCTGGGTCATCATCTGTGGTGGCTATTTGAAGCTCACAATCCGTTGTAGCCTGTGATGCTGGCTTCACAACATCATACTGGCGGCGGGTCTGGGTAATGCTAAATGATACTCTTGATGTTTGTTTGTTAGTCAAATCAACTACACTGTCAAATTCATAAAAGCCTTCTGTGGCGACAACGCCATCCACACCGCCATCAAACAAACCATCCGCATCATCAAACAGCCCTGAACCGCTATCAAATAGTATTGTTGTCTCAAGAACTAACACATCTTCGTCTGATGGCTTGATGACGTTGGTTTTTGTTCCAGAAAAAGATGGGTTTTGTGTATTTGTTGCAACCACCTTGAACTCTGATGCTACAGGTGCTTCATCAATTATGCCTATAGTCTGCGCCGCTGTTGCTGAGTTATTGCCAAACTTATCCACGGCAACACAAAAATAAGTACCCTCTAAAGCTGGCACTATGACGCTGTTAGCTGGCCTTGATACCTTTTGCGCTAGGGTGATGCCACTTGAGAAGTCACCGCCGCTGGTGACGCCTTGGTGGCGTATTACATAGTGGCTCAAATCTTCATCAGTAACAGGCGTCCAAGTTAGCAGAGCGTTATCACCAAGATAATCCAGTGTGAAGTCAGACACACTGCTTGGGGCGGTTGTGCCTTTACCCGCTACCGTATGCGTTGCGGTGGCATAATCAGAGTGAACACCGAATGAGCTTATTGACCTAGCCCTTACATCATATGTTACACCCGCCTCAACATTAACAAGCTCAAACACATTACCCTTTTGCTGGCCTAGTGATGTATAATCTGCATCTTGCTGTTGCTTTGCTTCAACCTCAAAAACATCTGCGTATGGGCTATCAGATGTCACCGTTGCTCTAAGTGTAGTAATCGCCCCCTGTTGAAATGTTTGCACTACATCTGTCACCGTGAGGGTTGGCGCGGGAACATTGAATATATCAGGCAGTGTAGAATCATCGTCTGCAAATGTTTGTTCTTCGGCGTTCCAATCATAAACCGCCGCGTTTGTTTCTCGCAATGTAACCTCAACACCTATGCTCTGCCCACCAACAACGGCGATATTCCATTCCGCTACCTCAAAATCTTTGTTAGAAAACCCATATCTTGCTAACGTAACTTGAACCGTGTCACCGATTGCAAAATTAAAACCTTTCATGGATAAGGTTGATGAGATTGTTACTTGTTGTCTATTTCTGAAAAGTACAATCTTTGCCAGACGCTGTGCGCGTGCGCTATCTGTTGTGTATGGCAAATCATAATCAAATGTGTGCGTTTCATTGTTATCTTCAGTTTTGAATGTGGCTGATGTTACTGGCGGGTAATCCGTTGGGATATAATCTGTGCTTACAGGTGAGTATGTGCCTTTGACTGTATTGTATTGATCAGCCAGACTTGTTTTTGCTTGCAATTCAATAGGCGCGACAAAATCACTTTGCACAAGGGACACTGATGGACTTCTGTACTCCGCGACCAGCAACCTAAACTTGCCGTTGGTATAATTAAGGATTCCCCCACATGAAGATAACATATCTTCAATAATCTTTTTAGGTGTGCGGTTTGTTTCAAACGTGCCATCCATTGTGTAGCGTTTCTGAGTATCTCCTGTCGCTAAAGTAACATTTTCATCACAAGCATTTGCCGCCGCTATAAATGATGTGTCATCTATTTCATCTGCTGAACAACCAAGTCCAAACCTTGTGTTGGTGAGGTAATCCCTGATACAAAGCGCGGGATTATTTGAAAAAGCAGTGCTTGAATCCCTTGGATCAAATACTTTTTTGCCTCTTACTGTTGCAGAGATATTTGGCAGACCCCTTGGGAAAGCATCTCTATCAAAATTTAGCTGGCAATACATATACGCAACACCGCGTTGTCTATGATCTGTTGTCCACTCTTTGACCCTCTGCGTGAGAAGCGTATCTGCATCTTGGTCATCTGCGCCTGTGTGGGTATTAATCTCAACCAATTTTGCGCCAGTAAGGACATTGCCTTTGCGGAATCTCTTTGGGGCGGTGACTTCATTATCTGCCATGGTCACTGTGGAATCATCAATCCTGAATGAATCAAATCCATCAATCTCATGGCAAGCCATTGAGATAATCATGTGCAAATCTTTATCATCATTTGTTGTTGATATGTACGTTAGAACACCAGATACTCGCATTGTGCCATATACAACCCTGCGCGGTTGCGCTGGCTGTTTAATCATCTGTGTTCTGTTGCCAGCTTGACTTACAAAATCACCATAGCCTGAAAGGTCTGGCATATCTGGGGTTGGTGATAATGCTGTAAGCGCGGCTGATGCCGCCGCATAAATAGCAACTGATGTTAGAAAACTATATGCGCCAACAGGACCAAGCACCGCGAACATGACCACGGCTTGAATCAAGGTTGCTGGATCAGTTATTGCTTTGAAGAAACTTTTGAAAAACCCCATTAACCAGCACCCCAATCAACGGCTTTTTCTTGTAAACTCTCCACAAACTTGAATCCTAAATCACCAGAAAACTCTGTTTGCTGGTCAACATCGGTATAACGGCGCACTCTGTTTCTGTTCAAATCTATAAGGCGGCTCTCACATGATACTTTGACTTGTGCGTGTTCCCCATCATCAGAGATAGACATTTTGTCCATTCTGCCTTTGAACAAAGTATATGGATCAGCCACCACTGTGTATGAATCAGTCAATGAACCAATGTAGATGATAGCAGAACGCCCTTGATAATTTTCTGTAAGAGCGGTGGATACGAGTGAAGAATCAAGCCCATTGAATGACACAACCATACCATTCGCTTGAACCGCCCCATTCTCAGTGATTGGCGATATGCCTAGCACCTCACCAGTGCCGACAAATGTTGTACTGGCAAATGTAATATTACCAAGCCCTGTCCAGACACGCACATTTGCGCCTGAAAAAGCTAGGTCAACCGCAACAAATGGGCGGATTGATTGTGATGTGAATACGGTGTTTAACGCACTGGTTATTCCACGGCTCATGATGCCCCCAATACGTTACGTTGATTTGCCCTTTTTGCTAGGTGCTTTGCCGCCTTCCCATGCCTCATTGACATCGGGAGTGCTTGGGTCATCGCCAATAAGCGTGCCATCAGCGTTTCTAGCCCTTGTGGGGGTGCTTGCCTTCGTTTCTGTAGGTTTTACTACCTTGGTTTCTTCAGCCGCCCCTTGCTCAATAAATGCGGCGTTCCTCGCCTTTTCCCAATCTTCTGAATTGGATAATTCTTCACCTTCACTGTAGGTGCGGGTAACTGACCCCAGCTTATTGGCTACACCAATCGCTTGTCTGATCATTACTATAGCCATCTGACTCTCCATAAGTAAGGGAGCAAGGTTAGTTGATACCTAGACCTTGCCCCCATCTTTTTAGGCGTTGTGAGCGTCAAACGCATTATCACCAGTATGACGAGCGTTACCCTTGATAACCGTTGTTCCCAATGGTGTACCAGTTGAGTGTGTGCCTGTCTTGGCGACAGTTGTGCGAATGTACCGCTTACCACCGATATAACCAACACGATATGTCGCGCCTGTGGAATCTGGGTTGCCGCCTGTACCAGCGGTTCCAGTGCCATCAATTTTCAAGAAAACACCGTCTGCGGCAATAGTGCCATCAACGATGCCAGCTTGAGCAACATCTGTGAATGTTGAGTTATCATCGGACTCCTCTAGGCCAATCTCAAAAAAGACTGAACCAGAAAGAGTGTCACCCTCTGCACCAATGGTGACAACAACCGTTGCGCTTTCATAACCCTGAAGGTCAACGCCTGTGCCATTTGATGCGGCGGTGGTAACAGCCACTTTGTGTGAAAGGGCTGTTGAGATGCTGTTTGAAAGGTCTTTCATATCAACTCTCCCTTATGCTGAGACTTTTTGCTTGCGTAGAGCTTCAGCCAAGATAACCTGACCGCCCACTCTTGCACGAGCATAATAACGAACACTGCCTGTGGATGCCTGTGTGAATGGATCACGCAAGATTGACAGGTTGACTCTATCGACAACCATGTAGCCTCTTGAGAAATCACCAAACATTACAGGAAACGCACCAGCAGAAACATCTGGCATATCAGGCATCTCAATATATGGATAACCCAAAACAGTATTTGGCACACCAGCGGTGAGCATCATACCAGCTTGGAACACATATTGGCCCGCTGTATCCTTGAGCTTGCGGATTGCCGCCAAGGTTGTGCGGTTGAAGATCATTGATGCACCTGTGCCATATGGTGTTTTCACCGCATGAACAAGGTCAATCAAGCCATCACCTGTGAGTGCCGCGCCAGCACCAGAGTTAGTTTCACCAACACTAGAGTTGGTCAACAAACCTTCTGGCTGACCTACGGAGCTTCCGCTGATAAAGGCTGTGCCTTCATTCTTTGCAAGCTGTGTTGCGAACTCTTCTTGCATCTCTGCTTCCAGATTAAACACAGAATCCTCAAGCATCTGATTTGAAATATCAACCAGAGCGTAATGCTCATGGGTTGGGATTTCTTCCAACTGAGTTGTGTAACCAGTTGTTTCAGACTTTGTGCCTGTCTCAGCTACCCATGACGCACTAAATGTTGCAGTACGGCTTGGCATCTGAATTGATTTCTGGCTGGTGGAACGCACCCTTGCGATTGTACGCAGTGGTGAGATTTCTGTGATGGTCTTAATCAACTCATTCACATACTCTGGCGGGGCCAAGAACCCTGCGCCTGTGTCATTATTCACAGTCAGAGCTTTCACCTCATCAGGCTCTAAGTCCTTTTCGCCTTTACGCAACCACTTGTCAAAAGCCTTGACAGAGAAATCAACTTGCTCTGTTGATACGCCAGCTTCAGGACGCTTCAACATTGCTTCCATGTTGTCCAGCTTCTCACCGTACTGCTTTTGCTCTTCTTGAGCCAAAGTCAGCTTTTGGTTTATGTCCTCAAAGCGGTCAAGATCAGCTTCAATATTTTTCAGCTTTTCCTCAACCAGCGGGTCGGACGAACCCTTCTTCTCGATTTCCGCAAGTCTTTCGTCATTGGTAGCCTTGAACTCCTCGAAGGCTTTAGCCATTGAATCGACTGCGGTTTTGACATCATCACTCATGTCATGCCCCTTTTACGATTTTAGGATGTTGGTTAAATTGGTAATGGAATCCACTACCCCCTGTTGCTCATCGCCAACCTCGCGCTGGTCTAAAGCCTTACAAACGGCTGATGCCGCCACTTTTGATTCTGAACGAGATAGCCCACCTTCATCCCGAAGGAAAGTCTCCCAGTCCCGAATCGACCTTTCCTCTGCCTTGACTGCACTGATGCGTGCCTTCGGGTTCATTGGAAAGGTAACTGCACTGATTTCCATTAGGTCAACTTCTCTGAGCATACGCTTCTTGCCACGCTCATCATAGCTGTACCCCTTGGCATCAACCCTGTAACCCACTGACAAGCCATCTATCGCGCCCATTTTCATAAGCTCATAGACCTCTTTGCCTTTTTGGGTATTCATTGCAAGCTGGCCTTTGACATACAAGCCATTGCCATCTTCTTTTATCTGTGTGTAAACGCCGATTGGCTCTTTGGTGTCATGCTGGAAAAGCATTTTGATTTTCCGCGCACCCTTGGCTCTTAGTGATTTACGGAACGCCCCATTGACAACAACATCATTACCCAAGTCTTTATTACCGAATACAGATGCGTAGCCTTCAAACATACCCTTGTCTTTGTCATCGTCATCATCTTCATAGGCTTTTAACTCTAAGTCAGCCTCACAATCAATGTATCCAGTCTCAAGAAATTTGACCTCATCACATTCATCAAATGCTGGGGCATCATCCATCACAGTCTCCTTTTTACCATCACGGTAACTGCTCAGACAGACTGCAACCCGCTGGTCACGCTGTGAGTATTCACTAAGCATAGTGCTATCTTCGATGCACCTAGCCATAAAATCAGGTTCGCTTTCGCCACTTGTAGGTTTGGGAATCGGCATAAGCTACTCCTATTCCCGCCCAGCATACACTGTAAAAACCAAATAAACAACGCCGATTATGCGAATCACCTAGACACAAAACAAGCCCAAAATATCCCCCCGATGCAAATATCATTAAAAATATTTTCACAGATAGACAGGCCCAGGAATTAAGTCCTTGTTTTTATTAAATTTTATATTGTGTATTTATAAGGTATATCTGTTGACAAATGTAAACAATGAGATTAGATTCTCATTATGACCAAATCATTAACTAGGAGTTCAATTATGAAAACGATTGCTGAATATATGACCCGCGCCGCTGTTGCTATGGCTGATGGCAGTTTCCCATCTAAGGCCGCTCAAAAAGATGCCCTTGATGATGTTAGCCGCGCTTTTGACAAACTTGTCGATACAAAAAATCGTGATGGCTTGGACGCCGCTGGTTACAGCTTTTGGGATTTGCCAAGCTATCCGCATCAGCTTAAAGCAAAGCATGAGCCAATTTTCAAAGCCGCTGACATTGATTGGGATGTCGCTCAAAAGCTAGTTGAGATGCGTAACGACATCAAGGCTATGCCAATTGTAAAGCCAGCCCCAAAGCCTGTTGCAAAGCCCACTGGCAACCAAGCCACTCATCAAGGCACTTGCCAGATTTGTGGTTGCGTTCACAAGGTCAGCAACAAAAGCGGCAAGATTGCCACTCATGGTTACACAGTTGAATACGGATATTTCAACGGTGAGTGTGGCGGTGGTCATCAGCTTCCGTTTGAGGTTTCATGTGACCATCTGAAAAAGCACATTGATGACATGGTTGTCGCCATCCACTCAATCGACCCAGAGGGTTTCCGCGAATACAAGGATCGCTATGGTCGTGACCGCAAGGTTTCTAACAAGCAGATCATCGAATCACTACAACAGTCAGTTGTGTACCAGCGTGAGCGTCTAGCTGGCTGGACACCAAAGGAACTTATCGAGGTGGGGGCTTAACAGCCCCGCCCA